TGCTCGCTTGAAAAAGGCATTCGGATATGCAGGGCGTGTCTTCACAGGAGGGTACACGCCTATCATTTTGAAAGGACCGAATCTCCTGAAACTTGACGCCACAGGACCCTTCGTCCTTCTTGGGTCTGTCCCGAACTCAAGAAATCCTGCATGGAACGCACGGTTCTGTCCGATCTTCACCGTTCCTTTGCTTGCGGCGGCATAGCCTCCAGGGACCGCCCTGTATCCAACAAGTCCTACGGCGTTTCCGCTTTCTTTATATGGGACAACCTTTGCAATCGTTCCGTTCAAGAGATTGCCTGTCGGTCCCCTATGGTTTTGCCGTATGTACGACCTGAGTCCCTTTAAGCCGACATCAACAACAGGCTCCATCGCCTCGGCCATCTTGCGGGCGACGACATCTGCCTTGTATTTCTCTTGCAGAACTTTCCTTAGTTTGCTGAGTTGAGGCTCAAACGTAAGTTCTTGGACGATTTCATTTCCGCTGCTCATTCTCCGATCTCCTCACACACAGCGACATGCTCTGAGCGGTTGTCATATTCAAGCAAACTGACAATCTGCAAGACGCGACTTCTCCAAACAAAGCGGTGCGTATGTTTCAAGCCACTGAGGTATCGCATGCGAACGCGATGCGTGATGCGAGTCTCCTGCTGACCATCAGCAAGAGCCTCACGCGAACTGACTCCGTTCACGCTGGCCCACACAGTTGTCGAGTCAGACCATGTGAACGTCGCTTCGCCAAGTGCATTGTTGACTTGCGTAGGAACCTGCACGGTCACTCGCTCTCGCAACTCACCGGGGCGAATCATCTGTATTGCCCCCACTTCTGTGAGTCGAGGAGAGCCTTGACGCCAAATGGCACTTCATTTGATGCCACATTGTCAGCGGCAAGCCTTCGCTCGTAGAGGTGACCGACGTGCATTAGGATCGCATGGCGAATGGCAGCAGGCACATCGCTGCCGCTGGCTCCGTAGCCGCCCCACCATGTCACCGTGATGGAGTTCTGGTCTGCGAGGTGGCTCGGCCATGAGCCGCCATAGTTCGTGCGAGCAACGCCAGGGGTAGAGTCGCGGTCAACACGATACTCGCTCGTTGAGAGAGTTGCAGTCGTCTGCGAATCACTGATCGTATAGGTGATGCTGACTGCCGTCGTCGTGCCAGCCTGAGACATTGGCGGTCGTGGCATCTCGACTTCCCAAGGAAACGTGTCGAGTTTCATCTGCCACTGCGTATAGACCAGTGTGCGGTCAATGTAGGCTTCTGCCCACTGCCTCGCAGCCGTGATGAGTGTGCCGATGTAAGTGTCATCGTCGCTGGTATCAACTCGCAAGTGAGCCTTCGCCTCGCTGACGCTCACCGGCTCAACTGCGGCGTCGGTTGCTCTCTTCAGCGAACGATACTCAGTTCTTGCGGAGTGAATGAATCTCATCCCGGCACTCTCCAAGAGTTTTCAGGTCGCTTGTTCGTCGTCAGAAAATCAGTGCTGTACTGATAGACCGGCCCAGATAAGTTTTTACCGGGCCATGTCACCATATATTCTCCATGCCCAAGCACGACCCTTGGAGAGACGAACAACCGATTTCCTGCTTTCTTAAACTGCTTCCAAAAAAAGATGTCGTCATCTGTCCTGCTGTCTCCCCACTCACCATCGTCGTTCGGTATTCCTTGGAACCACGGCTTCGGAGTCCGCTTGAGTGCGGCTGTTGAGATGAACGTGCATCCGAAATGTGCGGTGTCTACCTGCTGAACAGGTGCGCCGAACCACTCCATCGACAGAGATGTGTGAGATTCTTCAGGTGGGCTGTCCATCGTGTCGAGCAGCGTGAGCATTGGCCTGCCGTCTTCACGCTTTGTCTGTAAGCCAGTGACGGCATCGCATTGAAACGTCATCGCCAGAGTCAGCAGATGTTCAACGTCTTCCTTGGTGAAGAATGTGTCGTAGTCGATCGTGAGGATGTACTCGCATTCGTCTACGAACTGCTCCATTACTCGCTGGAGACATTGGCCCCAGAACGCACCTGTCACCTTCGTTGGCCGAATGCCAAGCGGCATCAAGGCCTGAGCCCATGTATAGAAGTTGTCCATGAAGCCAAGGCGAGGCACTGACATCACTGCTTCAACACGAACGTCAGCGGTTGTGTCACCAACTTTGATAAGCATTGCAACTCCAATAAAAAACGGGCGAGCGTCGATGTGACGCCCGCCCGCTATGTTATCAGTTGCCTGTCAGTGTCAACCGGCGACCGCAGCCTTGACGCCCTTCGTGGTAGCGTCCTTCGGGCCTTCTTCGCCACGGCTCAGGCGAGCGTTGCTGGCAATAACCGAAGCAGCCTGCGGAGTCGCATAGACATTGAGGTAGCGGCTCTTGCCGCGAAGATCAACGTCAAAGCGAACCACATTGGTGTCGCTTGTGTTGCCGGGAGTCGGCACGGTGAAACCACCTGCACCACCACCGACGAACGCCGTGATGTCGCTGTAGGACGAGGTTGTATCCCCTTCCTGCAACTTCAGAGCAATCGCAACAGCGGAGTTCGTTCCAGCCGCAGCGACCGGCTCAAACACAACGTCGATGCTGGCATGGTCGAAACCAAGCGTGTCGATGCTGTGCTGATGAGTCGTCGCGGTGGTCAGGTCCGCCGTGGCGATCTTGGTGACAGACTTACTGTTTTCTACTGGTAGCATCTCTATCTATCTCCGTGAGATCAAGAAGCGAACTTGAGACCGACGATCGGGCCAGCAACCGAGGTGCTGCCGAGATCATGAACAACCATGGCGTTTCGAGTTGTGGCGAACGTCAGCGTCTGATCGAACTCGATGTAACGCTCGGAAGCGGTACGGATCGAAACAGCACGTCGCTCACCGAACGTCGCAGCCTGTGACAGATCACCGAAGAGGCAGGCAATCTCCGAGGCAGTGCCGGTCAGGTCGCTCACCATGCTGTGAACAAGCCGGACAGGAAAGCCAAGGAAGTTGAGGCCAGCACCGCCAGCAATGTCGCTGGCAGAGTTGCCACTGCCTGCCATCATCAGACGAAGCATCGAAGACCCATAGCCAGCCGGCGAGATGTACCATGCTGCCTGACGACGAGCATACAGAGGCAGGCGGCTCACCGTGTTGGTGAAGTCATTGAGGTCAAGGTTGTCGAACGTGTTGTTGCCGCTGGCGGCATTCACGACCGACTTCGTGTGGCTGCCATCGTTGATCTTCGTGGTCACGCCAACAGTACCGTGATAGGTGCTGGTGCCGTCACCGATGAAGCCAGCATTGTCGAAGGATTCAGCAAACGCCTGAGCCACTTCAACAGCCATCGCATCAGCGAGGTCGATGATGGAGTCTTCAAGCAGCGAGTTTGGAACGCGATTGGCGACGCCCCAAATCTTCGCAACGAGTTGCACGTTGTCGAAGGTCACATCGCTGGTGCTGACTTCGGTGTTTTCACCAACAGCACGGGCGGCGAGTCCACCAGTGCGGCGAGCGATCACCAGGGTGTCAGACGACATCGGCACGCGGCGAGCGTACTGCGGAAAAGCACCGTACTCTTCAACGAGCCGGATGATTTCGCTGCTCATCTCGTCGCTGACCAGAACGCCACCAAGCGAGTTGACGCCGCCAGCCTGAGCCCGGCTTTCAACGCGGTGGTCTTCGCACCAGCGACGAGCCTCGGAGTCGTTGAACAGAGTGGCCTTCAGGTGCATGCCAGCACGATAGGCTCGCTCTTCAGCGTTCGGCCCAGTAAAAGCCTTGAGGTTGCCGACTGCCTTCGGCACGGCGAAGTTACGCTTTTCTTCCACGGCTGGTGCCTCCTCGGTTTTCTTCTCGATGGCTGCGGCAGGAGCAGATCGCTCAAGCACGGAACGCAGTTCAAGTTCCTTCGCCTGGATCTTTTCGCAGAACTCAATCTTCTCCTTGATCTTGTCTGCTCGCTCGGAGAGTTCCTTGAGTCGGCCCTCTTCATCATCGTGCATGTCGGCATCTTCGGTCATGCCTTCTTCCATTGCTGACATCTCAGCGACAACGGAAGCGAGTTCATCGAGCAGTGCCTTGATCTTTTCTGCGTAAGCCATCTGTGGTTACTCCTGTGTACGGCTTGGCGTAGTTTTCGCCTGCCCCTGAAACTAAGAAACAAACTAGCGGACCATCCAGACTGAATGGAAGTTTCCGTTCTACTTAGAACAAACAAGCGGTTGGCGGCGACGGATATCGCTGGCATTGACTACGGACTTCTCATTATGGCCGCAGACGCTGCAACGCAAGTATCGAACCTGCAACGGACCTGATGCCCTACTTGAGATACACCCTAGATATGCCTTGCGGCATCGCGGGCAAATGTCACCGGTCTTCGCCATGCTTCTCCAGCCATTCGCGGTACTCGCCAATCTTGCCGTGCCAAGCCTCTCGCTTCTTGCAGCCTTCGGCACACTGCTCGCGGAACTGATCGTATGATCGCTTCGCAACAGCAACGCCAGAGTCAGGGTAAGCAGGGTAAGTCACAGGCCCGACATCATAGAGTTCGGCAATCTTGGTGACAGTGCGGATGCTGCGGCCTTCCTCCATGCTCCACTGCTCGCCGTCCTTTGCGATGACGAATGAGAAGGATGAGCCACGCACGATGCCATTGGCAATGTTGCTGGCAATGTCCTTGCCGTAGGTTGTTTCCGGCACCGGAAACTCATACCGCAGACCGACCTCATCGACCGACATCTGCAATGTCTGCGGGTAT